GACGTCGTGGCGGCCGGCGCGGGCGACATCAAGGTGCGAGCGCTCATCAAGGGCATCCTCAAGAAGAAGCGCCTGATCATCAACGCCGACGGCGACGACAGCAACATCGACTTCCTCGTGAGAGACCAGCTCCGCCGGACCGGTCTCACCGCAGTCGACAGCACGCAGACCTCGTCCTGACGAGTAGCCGGCGCGCTCCCGCTTAGGCGGTTCGTGCGCGCCGGCACCCCAACCAAACCCAAGTCCATCGCGCCGAAAGCGACGCCGACCGCACCCGCGGTCTCGGTGGGCGCACCGGTGCATTCCGAGAATCGAAAGGCAACATCCAAATGTCCGACAAGAGCACGACGCGGCTGATTGCGCCCTACCTCGAGGAAGCGACGGCCCCGCTCTTCCTCTCCTCGTTCTTCCAGACCCCGCAGCAGAACTTCTTCAACTCGGAGAAGGTCGAATACGACGTGATGCGCGACGGCGAAGACATCGCCGTACCCATCCCGGACACCTCGACGGATCCGCGGGAGATCGAGGCGAACAAGTTCACGAACAAGGCCGTCGTGCCGCCGGTGTTCGACCTGGCGGGTGCGGTGGCGGCGTTCGAGACCTCGCACCGCCAGCCCGGGGATACCCCGTTCGACAACCCGGACTTCATGGCGCACGCGATCGCGCAATCGATGCTCATCGGACGCAAGGCGGAGAACATGATCCGCCGGTCCATCGAGCTCGAATGCGCGCAGGTCTTCCAGACGGGGAAGATCTCGCTGAAGGACTCCGCAGGCGTCGAGCAATTCGCGTGCGACTTCAGCATGAAGTCGGGCCACAAGATCACCACGACCGCGTGGGCCGCGGACGGCAGCACTGGCGACCCGCTCGGCGATCTCAACACCGCCGCGACGGTCGTCAAGCAGGACGGCAAGCGCGTCGCGGACGTCGCCCTCTTCGGCGCCGTCGCGATGCAGCGCTTCCTCGCGAACGCGAAGGTGAAGCAGGTCATCTTCAACAACTTCACCTCACCGGAATACGCGGGTCTGAAGCCCTCCCTCAAGGGTGAGGACGCGACGTTCATGGGCTGGGTGTGGGTCGGCGCCTACCGGATCGAGATCTGGCAGTACACCGGATTCTACAAGGACCCGCAGTCGGGCACGCTCACGCCGTACATCGACGACAACAAGGTCGTCGTGATGTCGTCGAAGGCGCGCCGAGACCTCTGCTTCGGGTACCTGCCGCTCATCGTGCCGCCGGACGCGCGCGCCGCGAAGTTCATGCCGCCCAGGATTCAGAGCCAATCGCTCGGTCTCGACCTGAGCGTGAACGCCTGGATCACGCCCAACAACAAGCACGTGAAGGTCTCGTTCGGAACGCGTCCCCTCGCGATCCCGACCGCGATCGACTGCCACGCCGCACTCACGGTCTACTGAGACCGGGAAAGAACACGCAGATGGCAGACCCGAAGAAAGCCGCCGTGGACAAGGTCGCGGCGGCGGCAGAACAGCCGGCGCCCGAGCCGACCCCGGCTCCGGAGCCCGCTCCCGCTCCCGTCGATGCGGCTCCTCCTCCCCCCGCGCCGGCTCCGGAGCCGCCGAAGCCCCGCGTGCCGCCCTACACCGTCGCGCCGGGAACCTCGATCGTCTGCGCCGGAGGACATCTCGACGCGGGCACCGAGATCTCGGCCCGTGACTTCGTCGGTGGCCAGAAGGACCTCGACGACCTCATCGCGCGCGGCGCCATCGTCAAGTCGTGAGCCTCCGCGCGCAAGCCGCGGCGGATCTCGGGGCCATCCTCGGGGACGCCGCGGGCGGGTTCGGATGGCCGATCACGGTGACGGACCCGAGCGGCACGGCGAGGACCCTCACCGGGTTCTCGTCGGACATCGGCCAGGTCATCGACCCGCAGACTGGTGTCGCGGTCGCTGGACGAACGGCCTCGGTCGCGCTAGCGCTCGCCGCGCTCACTGCCGCCGGCCTCGGAATGCCTCGCGGGATCGCGGACCCGGCTTCGAAGCCCTGGGTCGTGTCGTTCAACGACATCGGCGGGACGTCGCACACGTTCAAGGTCCTCGAGGCGATGCCGGACAGGGCGCTCGGCGTCGTGGTCTGCACCCTCGAGAGCTACAAGCCGTGACCCTCACGCCGCAGATCTCGACGCTCATCGACGCGCCGGACGCCTACGAGGTCGTGCGCGACCAGATCGCGGCGCTCCTCCTCGTCGAGAGCACGAATCAGCAGGCCCTCGCGACGGCGGCCAGCAAGACCGATCCGACGCTCTGGAAGCTTCGCGTCTTCACCGAGCGGTCGAATCCGTGGGCGGAGTACCAGCCGACCGAGGAAGGCTCTCCGCCGCCCGATCGCGCGCCGATCGTGAACGTCTCCTACGACAACTCGATATTCGACAAATCGAGCTCGAACGTCGTCGCGCGACAGACGGCGACCGGGACGTTCAACATCGACTGCTACGGCTACGGAGTGAGTGCCGCGAACGGAAGCGGCCACGACTCCGGAGACGAGCTCGCCGCCCGCGCCGCACAGAGAGCGCTCCGCCTCGTGCGCAATATCCTGATGGCGGACTCGTACACGTACCTCGGTCTACGAAAGACCGTGGGGCGTCGATGGCCGGCGTCCGTGACGATGTTTCAGCCCTCCGACGGTGAGAGACCCGTCGAGCAGGTGATGGCCGCGCGCATCTCGCTCGAGGTGCAGTTCAACGAGTTCTCGCCGCAATACGTCGCGCAGACGATCGAATCCGTCTACGCGACCGTGAAGCGGACCGAGACGGGCGAGATCTTCCTCGTCGCTCAGTACCAGCCCCCCGGCCCCTAGCCGTTTCGCAACTCCTGGCACTGCGAGCTCCGTTCCGACGGGGCGCGGCGCCCCCTCGTTCCAAGCAACGGAGAAAAGACCCATGAGCATCGACGCATCCGCCATCGCTCGCGTGATCGGCATTGCCACCACCTTCGTCAACCTTCGCGGCGGAGTCGCGTTCCTCCCGCAGCGCATCGCGGTGCTCGCGCAGGGATCGACCGCCGTCACGTACCCGACGACGAAACAGCAGATCACGAGCAGCGCGCAGGCCGGGAACCTCTACGGCTGGGGCTCGCCGATCCACAAGATCGCGCGCCAGCTCTTCCCGGACAACAACGACGGCGTCGGGACCATCCCCGTCACGGTGTACCCGCTCGTCGACGACGGCTCGGGTGCTGCCGCGACGGCGGACATCACGCCTTCTGGGACGACGACGGCAGCCGCGAGCTACTACGTCCGAGTCAGCGGGACGCTCTCGGCGCCCTTCACGATCCCAAGCGGCGCGGCCGTCGTGAATGACCGTTGCCGCGCGATCGGGAAGGCGGTCGCCGCCATCCTGAACATGCCGGTGCTCTCGACCTACGCCTACGGCGCGGTCACGTCGGCCGCGGGCGGATCGAACGTCGGTAACGGCACGTGCACGGTGCTCTCGGTCACTGGGACGCCCGTTCCGGGCGCCTGGAGCCTCGTGGTGAACACGGCCGTCGCGAACGGCGGCGTGTGGACGCTCACGGATCCGGACGGGAACGTCATCTCGACGTCGGTCACCATGACGCCCGGAGTGGGCGGCGCGACGGTGATCAACGTCGGCGGGATCCAGTTCACGCTCACGGATGCGTCGACCGACTTCGCCGTCGGCGACAAGTTCACGATCACCGTCCCCGCCACGAAGGTGAACCTCACCGCGAAGTGGAAGGGCGTCACGGGGAACGACCTCGTCGTCGAGGTCCTTCAGCCTTCGCCGTCCGTCGGCGCAGTGTTCACGATCACGGCCCCGCACGGCGGCCTCGTGAACCCGAGCATCTCCACGGCGCTCACCCTGATGGGCAACGTCTGGGAGACGATGGTCATCAATCAGATGGGCACGGAGGATACGACGACGCTCGACCTCCTCTCGACCTTCGGTGAAGGCCGGTGGGGCCAGCTCGTCCGGAAGCCGCTCATCGCGTTCTGCGGGAACACCAAGTCGTCCGTCTCGACGGCGACGGCGGTCTCCTCGACGCGCCTCACGGACCGCACGAACTGCGAGCTCGTCGCGCCCGGATCGGTGGCCCTGCCGTTCGTCGTGGCCGCGCGCCAGGTCGCGCGGATCGCCGTCATGGCGAACAACAACCCGCCGACCGACTACGGCTCGCTCCCGGTGGACGGGATCCTTCCGGGCGACGATAGCGTGCAATGGGACTACCCGACGCGCGACCTCGCCGTGAAAGCGGGCTGCTCGACCGTCGAAGTGAACGACGGCGTGATGCAGATCGGCGACGTCGTGACGATGTACCACCCGACGGGGGACCCGAACCCGGCGTACCGGTACGTCGTGGATATCGTGAAGCTGCAGAACATCATCTTCAATACGAACCTGATCTTTGCAGCTCCGGAGTGGGCCGCGGCCCCGCTCATCCCAGACGATCAGCCGACGGTGAACCCGAACGCGCGCAAGCCGCGATCGGCGAAGACGGAAGTCGCCGTGATGATCGACAGCCTCGGCCTGAACGCGATCATCAGTGATCCGAAGACGGCGAAGAAGAGCATTCAGGCGAGCATCAACGCTCAGAACCCGAAGCGCCTCGATCTTCAGTTCACGGTGCAACTCGCGGGCAATAGCAACGTGAAGAGCGTCGATTTGCTATTTGGATTTTTCTACGGCTCGCCCGCGCTCGCGGCATGATCTCCGCTCTCGCGGCGTAACAACTAAGGAGGAGTGAGACGGAGGCCACTCGGCCCGCGCCACTGCGCGGCTCGGGGCGGCCGAGGTCCGCCTTCCGTACAGAAAGAGGATTGCTCCCATGGGTGCAGCAGTAGGCGGCTCGGTCGAAGCCGTGGACATCAAGGGCCGAAACTTCCCGGTGGCGGCGGACGCGGACGCGAACCGTTCGCTCGGAGGCTTCACGAACGAAGTGTCCGCAAACGGCGACGGTACCGCGCGCATTCTGAAGACGCGCGTTCCGTGGAACCTCGACGGCCTCGCGCTCGAGATCAACAACGATCGGCAGGATCTCGAGTTCCTGCAGGACGTCGCGAACTCGCTCGACTTCGTCCCGATGACGATCACCTTCGCCGACGGGAACACGTACATGGGCCCCGGGATGATCACGGGAGACGTCAAGGCGAGCAGCGCCACGGCGACCGCCCCGATCGGGCTCATGGGCCCGGGTGAGCTGAGCATCCAATGAGCGAGAAGGTCGTTGCGACGGAAGTCGCGGAAGCCGACTTCGCTCGATGGGTCTCGGCGATGGACCTCGTCGATAAGCTCGATCCGTCGCAACTCGACGACGAGGACAAGAAGAGCCTCGCCGCCGCGAAGACGACGCTCATCCAAGCGATGGAGTCAGGGCGGCTCGTCGTCGACGAGAAGGGACAGTTCGTCTTCACGCCGGCCGTAGGCCAAGGCCCCATCACCTTCTACGAGCCGTCGGGCGCGACCCTGATCGCGATGGACGGAAAGAAGGACGGTCATTCCAACGCGAAGATGTTCGCCGCGATGGCCGACTTCACGAAGACGCCGTCGGCGACTCTCGCGGCGCTGAAGATGCGAGACCTCCGCGTCTGTCAGGCGATCACCGTGCTTTTTTTGGGCTAACGGCAGCCACGGATCTCGTCCGCGCAGGGAGAGACGCGCGGCTGCCGCGCAAAGACGGCATCGAGCTTCACACGCTCGGAAACGTCTATCGTGAAATGCTCCGGCAAATCTGCCGCGACTATGCCGGGCTCCCAGATCCGCGGACTCTGACGATGGGGGAGATCCGGTTCTTCTACGAAGGGCTTCGCCCCGAGCTGCGAGAAGCCACGCGACCGCGCGCAAGGAAATGAACCTCGAATGGCCGGGCGGTTTTCAATCGAAGCGGTCTTCAAGGCCATCGACAAGTTCTCCGCGCCCGTCGCGAAGATGTCGGGAGTCGCCGACCGAATGGCGCGCAAGGCCCGAAGTGGGATCGGCGCCACGAATCGCGTCGTCGACAAGATCGCCGGCGGGATGAAGGACTCCGCCCTCGCTTTCGGCGCCGCGAGCGTCGTGGCGGGGGCTGCCGTTTTGGGGGTCGCGAAGACGGGCGCCGACTTCGAGCAGTCGATCGTCAACGTCGGCGCCGTGATGGGGAAGAGCCGCTCGCAGATCCAGGATCTCGAGAAAGAGGCGATGCGCCTCGGCGTCGTGACTCAGTTCTCCTCGAGCGAAGTCGCGGACGCCATGGAAATGATGGCCCGGAAGGGCTTCGACTCGAAGGAGATCCTACAAGGGATCCCCGGCGTCCTGAACGCCGTCGCCGCGTCTGGTGAAGGCATGGCGGAGGTCTCGACGGTCGTCGGTAGCGCCATCCGAGGCTTCGGCCTCGAGGCGGGCGCCGCGAGTCACGTCGCGGACATCCTAGCCTTTAGCGCCGAGAAGACGGGCGCTCGCATCACGGAGATGGGAGAGGCGCTTTCGATCGCCGCCCCCACCGCGAAGACTCTCGGAGTGTCGATCGAGGACACGGCCGCCGCGGTCGGTCTCCTCCAGAAGATGGGCATCGACGCCTCGACGGCGGGCACCGCGACCGCGACGATGCTCGCGAAGATCACGAAGCCCTCGAAGGATGCCGCCGAGCAGATGGCGCACCTCGGGATCAAGTTCAAAGACGCGAAGGGGAATATGCTTCCCTTCCGCGACGTCCTCGGTCAGTTCGTGAAGGCAGGAGACAAGGCCGGCGGGAACATGAACCGCATGGCGTTCTTCGCCGAGCTCGTCGGGCTCCGTGGCGACAAGGCCGCGATCGCGCTCTCCGACATGTCGAAGAGCGGCGACTTCGACAAGCTCGCGCAGTCCCTGCAGAAGGTCGACGGCTATTCCGAGAAGGTCGCGAAGCTCCGCATGGACACGACGAAGGGCTCGTGGAAGCTCCTCACGTCCACGGTCGAGGTGCTCGAGACGAGGCTCTTCAATCTGAAGAGCGGCGCGATCAAGGGCGTGATCGACCAGACGAACGCATGGATCGCCGCGAACCAAGACCTCATCGTCCAGAAGGTCCAAGACACGATCAAGGACGTCGCGGACAACCTTCCGAAGATCGAAATGTGGCTGAAGCGCATCGGAATCGCGCTTGCGGTCTTCGCCGCTTTCGCGATCGCCACGAAAGTCGCCATGTTCGCGACTCTCGCATTCGAGATCGGGCTCGGCGTCGCGAGCGCCGCTGGGACGGCCTTCTCTGCCGTCCTCGGAGTCGTCCGGGCCGTCATGACGTCGGCGACCCTAGCGACGGCCGCTAGCACCGTGGCGACCTGGGCGCAGAACACGGCCCTCGCGGTCGGCAAGATCGGAACGACGGGTTTCACGGTCGCGACGATCGCGAGCACCGTCTCGACGTGGGCGCAAAATGCCGCCCTCGCGGTGAAGAACGCCGCCCTCGCGCTGGCGGCTTCCGTGACCTCCGGGCTCACTCTCTCGACGCTCTCGTCGACCATTGCGACCGCGGCGAACACCGTCGCGACCTGGGCGAGGAATGCCGCTCTGACCGCCGGGACAACCGTGCTCGGCCTCTACCAAATCGCGACCGGCACGGCGACCGAAGCAACGATCGCGGCGACCGGCGCCATGGCCCCATTCCTCGTGACGATCGGCGCGGTGACGGCCGCGGTCCTCGCTCTCGTGGCGGCGTGGGATCAGTGGTCGAAGCTGAAGGACGTCTCGGGCGGCATGGGCGTGACGGACTTCTTCAAGACGGCGATCAAGGAAGGCACGCTCGACCCGGCGAAGGTGGTCGACGCCTACCAGAACGACCAGGCGCGCGCCTCGTCCGGTGAGACGGCGCAGATGGTGAGCCCGCAGGAGCGCGCCGCCTCGCTCGGCAAGGGCGAGATCACGATCAAGGACCAGACGGGCCGCGCGTCCGTCACGAAGGCACCGAAGGGCGGCTTCGCGATGCCGCTCGTCCCCGCGAGCGGGACGCTCTGATGGCCGGCTTCGTTCCGCCGGGCATCGCCGGTCTACTGGGCCTCTTTGGTGCGGATCAATCCTGGAAAGACCGTCTCAAAGAGGCCGCCTATACGTCCCCGGGGGGCACCCGGATCAAGTTCCTCTACGAGGCAGTGAGTCGGGAGACCACGAGGCGCACGACGGCATTCGAGTTCCCCGGGGTAAACAACGCGTACGTACAGGACAACGGGAACGGCTCTCGCCGGTACCC